TGCCTAGAACACTTCAGTATGGTGCTATAGTGGGAGTAGGATTTGGCAATGCAACATGGAGAGCAAATTCAGTTAAGATTGAAGCTTTTTCAAATGGTGCATGGGTAACATGTATTGATACAACAACAAATACAAGCGAAGATGTTATAGCAAGTATTCCAGGATCTAATTCAACACCTGGAACAACAAAATTAAGATATACATTTGCTAATCCAAATTCAGTACAGTTTAGAATTTGTCACCTATGGGGATTTAATTATAATTCAGATATGTGGACTCAACTTCAGATGCCAAGAGCTGGCGGTACCATGTATGGATCCCTTGCTGTACAAGGATATACACAAACACTGGGGACAACAAATGTTGTTCAAAATGTAATAAGAGGCGTATCTGGACAAACATCTAATTTAGCGGAGTGGCAAAATAGTGCTGGTTCAGTTGTAGCATCTATTGCACCAGATGGCACATCTACATTAGGATCTTTATATATAACAGCAGGAACTCATAAAATATATGGACCAGTAGAAGTTTTAAGTAATTCAAGCGGTACTACTAATTTTAGTATGTTCGGCTATGGCGTATCTTCAAGTACAAATTTAACAATTGGAATAAAAAATACCGATAGCGTAAATAATAGAAACTGGCAGTTAATTTCTGGTGGAGGAAATTACTCTGGTCAATCTGGGAACTGGATAGGTGAAGGAGGATTAATATTCCAAGAAAACAATCCAAATGATTCTTCTCAAGTTGTACGTGGCGGATTTAGAAGAGGCGGACAATTTGCACTAGGTGGAGATAAGACATATTCTGCATCACTATCTATTACTCCATTATCAACTTCAACAATAGGACAAGTAGTTCGTGCTAATGCTTCACAAACAGCAAGTTTGCAGGAATGGCAATTATCAGATGGCTCTGCTGCATATACTATTGACAGCAATGGACATATGTTTGCTGGTGCTTCAAAAGGATTATATTTAAATACAGAGTATATATCAGGAACAAGATTTGCTATAGCATCAATTAGTGCTTCACAAATTGGCATGATAATAAGAGGTAATACTTCTCAAACAGGTAATCTTACAGAATGGCGTAATGTAAGTGATACTGTTCTTGCAAGCATAGATGCAAATGGTCAAGGTGCATTTAAATCAACAACATTAACTGCATCATCTTCTGGAGGTACCGCTCTAACTTTAGTTGCAGCAAGTGGACAAACCGCTCCATTGCTATCAACAGCAGGTGGCGCAAAAATAACTGCTGGCGGTAATTATTTTGAAGCTCCAGGAATTCAATCAAATTATATTATGACCGCAACTGCTGGGAATTCAACAATTGTTCCACTTACAGTAATAGGAGCTGCTTCTCAAACTGCTAATTTACAGGAATGGAAAAATTCTGCAGGAACAGTTGTTGCTACTGTAGTAAATACTGGAACTATAAGATCAGCCGTATTTGCAAGTACCACTGTAGGAGTAACATATATTGCACCCAATTACGATACTAACGGAGTTGGAATTGTTATTCCAAATTCAGCATACAAGGGTCTAATTATTCGTGCAGCAGCCTCACAAACAGCTGACCTGCAACAATGGCAGAATTCTGCAGGTACAGTTCTTTCTAAAGTAGATTCGTTAGGAGCAATATATTTAATTAATCCAAATCCATCTGCCAATTCTGGTGCAATTACAAGTCCTTCTATTAATTTCCAAGGCAGTATTTGGAACAATGCATATGGATCTCAAACAATAAAAGGCGCAATAAATGTAACTGAACATACAGGAAATACAAACCCTACTATATCTAAAATGTCATTCTTGCTTGCTACTGATAATGGAACTCCTGCCGAAGTTGCATCATTTACAAACACTGGTGCATTTTCAAATATTGGCGGGTTGGATGCATATGGATCTAACGTAATATTTAGATTAAGAAATACTACAGACGCAACAACATTAGCACATACCCCAAGTCCAAAATTAGAATTAATGGGAAGAGCTTGGAATTCATCACAAGGAAGTGCACCAACAAGAGCTTATTTACAGGTAAATGCAAATAATATAAATAGTGATCCATTTATAAATAGATTAGGATTTTTTGTTGCTACTGGAAATAATGCTGGAGGATGGATATATGGAGCAGATGCTACAGAATATATGTCTATCCTTGGAAACGGTACAGTTGGTATAAATTCAACAACTCCATTAGCAACATTAGATGTAAGACCTGCAAGCGCCAGCAACAAGGCCATATTAGTTCGTGGCGCATCTTCACAAACTGGAAACTTAACCGAATGGCAAGACTCTAGCGGGAATGTGCTTGCAAGAATTGCAGCAAATGGTGTTTTTTATACTGGTAATGGCGGAACTTATATATCTTCAAATGGAGATACTTTTATACAGGGTTCATCTGCAACTGCCCCATATACTCAACTTGTAGTTAAGGGAGCGACATCCCAAACTGGCAACCTACAAGAGTGGCAGGACAGTGCAGGAAGCATACTTTCTTCTGTTTCTGCTGCTGGCCTTATTCGTGTAAATAATACAAATACCGATGCAATGATTACTGCAACTGGTAATTCAACTTATGATGCATTTAGATTTAGAAATGCTGGCGGTTTATTCCTATGGGGTGGCGGCTCAAATAATAACATTTATTATGCAAGTACTGGAACTTTTGCTTTAACTGGCGGAAACTGGGTATCAGGAAGACTTGCAGTAGACACAGGCTCAACTGGCACAGCAGGAATTATTGTTCGTGGACAAGCCTCCCAAACCGCAGACCTTCAGCAATGGCAGGACAGTAGTGGTACCGTACTTGCAGAAATTACAGCATCTGGATCATTAGAATTAAACGGAAAAGATATAGAATTAATGAATATTATGGGAGCATACTAATATGCTATACTGTAAGAATAGGAGGAATAAATAATGGCAACAACAGTTAAAGCACTATTTAGAGGTGCTGCAACAACTAATACTGCTACTAGTCTTTATGCAGTTCCCGCCGCAACAACGGCAGTAATTACAAATATTGTAGTAACAAATACTTCAGCCTCTATACAAAGCTACAGCTTATCTCTTGATGGAGTAAGCATCGCTAATACTGTAGCAATTTCAGCAAATGATTCAGTTGTAATTGACATGAAGCAGGTATTAGGAGCAACAAAAATTATTGCAGGCGGAGCTTCTGCAACATCTGTTAATATTCATATTTCAGGAGTTGAAATAGCATAATGTTTATAAAACGATTTAAAACAATAGGTGGTCTATCTTCTTTAAACAGATACACAAATATGTTGGCTGGACTTGCTTCATATATTCCTACAACTAATTCTACTGCTATTATTTTAAATCTTGAAGCATCTCCCTACATGCAAGTACAGAACTGGTTTAATGGAACCACCACTGGCTTTAATGGCAAATACGCAAATCCAGCAACTCTGCCCAGTTATATTTTATCAGGATCATCTTGGAGTAGATCAAAAGGCTACTTGGCAACAACAAATGCATTTTCCCCATACGTACTTGCTTACCCGTTTAATGATGCTGTAGGATTTGGAACAAAGTATTCAAATCCATCTACACTCCCTGCTAACAACGCAAGTGGGGTACATTTAGATATTGATAATGGAATTATTGCCGTTAATCATGACGCTTCTCCATATATTAGTGTTTATCCATTTAGCCCATCATTAGGCTTTGGAGTAAGGTATACGCAACCCGTATCCCTACCATCTTCTGGAGGCAACGTAGTCAAATATTTTGGAAGTACAATAGCAACATCACAGAGTACAACTCCATTTATTAACGCATATTCTTTTAACACATCTAGTGGTTTTGGAACAAAATATGCAAATGCTCCATCTTTGCCAACATACAGTGGTTACGGATTAGATGCAAGCCCATCAGGACAAACAATTATTTCTGGAGGCATCAGTGGTATTCTAGCGTATCCATGGAGCGCATCATCTGGATTTGGAACAAAATATTCTCAGCCATCTGGAGACCCGTATGCATATTCAATAAAATTTTCTTCAAGTGGAAATTCAGTAATATTCAGTTCAAATTCATTACAAAATGGGACATATCTTCATGCTTACCCATTTAATACATCTACAGGGTTTGGAACAAAATACGCAAATCCTGCAACAAGTACAATTACAGCAGCAAGTTTTAATGCCGTAGCAGTTACTTTTGGGGCTACAGCAATAGCCTATGCTACTACAGCAAGTCCTTGGGTATATGCTTATGCATTTTCAGAGTCAACTGGCTTCGGATCAAAATATGCAAATCCTTCAGTAATAAATACAGGGAGTGGTTCCTATGGCGGAATTAATTTTAATTAAAAAAAATAGAAAAGGAGAAATAAAATGACAGATACACCAATGACACCACTACAAGCAAGACAAGCTGAGGTGGCACAATACGAAGCAAACATTGCTATGTACACAGCAATTATTGCAACATTGCCTACAGAGTGGCCAACACGTCTACTTGATTATCGCAATTCATCTGATAAGCATGCAGCAATTGCATCAGTTACTGATATGGCAGATGTAGAGCTATTGTCAAACCTATGGTATGCAGATCAATGCTATGCAGCAATTCGTTCTGAAACTGTAGAAATGAGCAAGGCTAAAGCTATTCTTAATGTACTTCAAGCAATGGCGTAAGATATTTAATGTCTTACTACAGAACTATATTGGCAGATTTTCCAGTATCTTATTATACGCTGGACGATCTTAGTTCTGCCTGCCTAGATTATTCAGGAAACAATAATACAGGAACCCTGACTGGATCATTTACTTCAAAGATAATGCCATTAGTATCAGGCGGAGTATATGGAACCCTTATAACAAATTTAACAACAATAGGTTATACAGTTCCAGGAATGGCAAATAAGTATTATTCAGATAACCCTTTTACAATTGAAACATGGGTTAAGTTGCCAAATACTAGCTCATCTTTAGTTCCAATTGTTGCAGATACAGCATCTTCTATTGGCATATTTTGCCAGAGTGGAGATTTAGTATTTAAGGCGGGAACAAATATAGCTAGATATAAGGTAACTAATAATAAGGCTATACATGTTGTTGCCACATATAATAAACAAGGTCTATCAGTTTATATTAATGGTTCCCGTGTTATTACAAAAAGCTTAGATGGTTTTGTTTTTACTAATTCCACCACCGCATTTACCACGGGACCATCATTATCAAATAATTATTTTATAATTGATTCGGTGGCATTTTATAGATATACTTTATCTAACTCAACGATTATGTCTCATTACACTGAAGGCATAAAAGAGTTAAAATATAATCAAATAGTATATCCAGATGGAGGCTATTTGTTTAGTCTACATAGTTCAAAAAATAGACCAGCTTTAAGATACTATTATCCAGGAACAAAATCTTGGACAAATCTAGCAAATGAAAATGTTATTGTTTCAAATGATCAATCGTATGTATCATTTTTACAAACAGAGACTTCTCAATCAAAAACATTTACTTTTACGGAAACAATTATTGTCCCACCTTCTTTAAATATAGTTAGTTCTCAATTAGAGTGGGAAGATGATGTTGATAATATATCTATTCAAGTAAGCCTAGATGGAACAACATGGCAAAATTGTAAGAACAATAGCCCAATTCCATATTTTAATAAAAATGACGGAACTACACAAGGATTACTTTATTTAAAGGTAACAATGACATCGGCAAATACATCTACAGATTTACCAATACTTAAATCCATTTCCCTTGATTTTTTCTCTAATAATGATTTCTACTCGGATAACTCTGGAGACAGAATATATTCTACAAAAGACTATGGGCTATCAAGGTACAATCACCCAATTGTTTCATATAGCGATTACAATGGATTAAGGATGTATAATGGCGGGGGATTCAATGTAGACTCATCAAATTCATTTAGAAGCATAGAAATGATATTTACCCCAGTAAGCGGAGAGAATGTCCTATTTTCAAGTAATACAAAGATATTTGAATGGGATGGATCTGGAGTAATAAACAAATCTGGAATTTCCGCCATATATGTAAATGGGATAGATCGGACAGCAAGTACCAATATTTCATCATTTTTAACTACAGGCGCACCACATCATATTATCCTTGTTTTATCATCAGTTGCAACAAGCAATATTAAATTTAATTATAATCAGGCAGATACCAAATCAGGAGGCGCAAACATATACAGCAATATTGCTTTATACCCAGAGGTCCTCTCTGGAGTACAGGCTACAAGCCACTACGAGCTCTATACTCGCCAGTATTCTATATATGTAGCAGATACCTCACTTCAAGTATCTGAAGCGTCTACAGGCAATGACGGAACTGCGTACTTGATTAATAATACTGAATATCAATCGTCAAATATTTGATTTTTTGTCCAACTTTGCGACAAAAAGCTGGACTTGTGTATGGAATAATGGTAAAATAAATTACTATGGATATCAATCGTATAAATACCAAAGTCCTTGAAGAAGAATCTACTCTTGGAATATATGTTTGGGAAATGCCAGATGGCAGATGGATTGGAGACGATGATGGCAACTTTCTTTCGGTCACGTCCAAAAAAGGAAATAGATCCAGAATCGATGCTCTGGCTAGAGAAGTTCGCTCATTCGGTATATATGAAGGCGGGCCTAAATTTCTTTCTGCAAGAAGAAAAATTGACGATGAAGAATTCCAACACCAAAAGCAAAGACTTGACTGGGGACTAGTTCCAGACCCACTAGATATTGGAAGTTATAAAGACGATATGAAAAAATTAAGGGGTATGAGATGAGCGTAGAATTTATTGATGATGAGAGCTCTGAGAATATAATTGATATTTCAAATACAGCAGACTGGTTCTCTTTAAAAAAGGATCAAGTAAGCAATGACCCATTTGCTGCTGGGATAGATGAATTAAAAAAAGTTAGAGGATTAGGATCCTCATTCAAGCGCAAAATGAGTAGAGAGTTTTCTAAGTCATTTACTGGCGTAGAAGGAACGGGAACACAGCAAAACCTATTAGCACAAGCTATTACAGGATATGCTATGTTCGACCTAGTAGAGCCAACATATAATCTTGAATATCTTTCTGTGGTATATGAAACATCAACATATAACTACGCAGCAATTAATGCAAAGGTTGCAAACATTGTAGGACTAGGCTATGACTTTGTAGAAACAAAGAAAACAAATGATGCCCTAGACGCACTTACAGATGACAAGTCTCTTGAAAGAGCACGTAGAAAAATAAGCAAGTTGCGACAAGATATTCACGCATGGCTAGATACTACAAATGAGGAAGACACATTTACTCAAACTTTAATTAAGACCTATACAGATTTAGAAGCAACAGGAAATGGCTATATTGAAATCGGCAGAACAACTGGTGGAAACATTGGATATATTGGACACATTCCAGCAAAGACAATGCGTGTACGCAGACTAAGAGACGGCTTTATTCAATTGCTATACGGCAAGGCTGTTTACTTTAATAATTTTGGAGATTCAGAAACAGAAAATCCAATTGCTGGTCAAGAAGATCGCCCAAATGAAATTATTCATTTAAAGAAATATACCCCTATGAATAACTACTACGGCATTCCAGACATTATTGCCGCACAGGTAGCACTCGCAGGTAATGAATTATCTGGTAGATATAACCTGGACTATTTTGAAAACAAGGCGGTTCCAAGATATATTATTACAGTAAAGGGAGCAAAGCTCTCTCCAGAGTCAGAAAGAAAATTGCTTGAATTTTTCCAGGTCGGATTAAAGGGAAAGAATCATAGATCCCTATATATTCCACTTCCAGGAGATACCCCAGACTCAAAGACAGAATTTAAGATGGAGCCAGTAGAGGCAAATCCACAGGAGTCTTCATTTAATATTTATCGTAAATCAAATAGAGATGAAATCCTATTAGCCCATCGTGTGCCAATTAATAAAATTGGAACTCCAGAGGGAGTAAATTTGGCAGTGGCAAGAGATGCCGATAAAACATTTAAAGAACAAGTTTGCCGTCCAGCCCAAATGATTTTAGAAAAGAAAGTAAATAAAATATTTGAGGAAAAGACAGATGCCCTATCGCTTAAATTTAATGAATTAACTTTAACCGATGAAGATACTCAGTCTAAAATTGACGAAAGATATTTAAGAATGCAGGTAATTACCCCTAATGAAGTTAGAATTAGAAAGGGTATGATTCCCCTTGACGGAGGAGACGATGTTATTGACCTGAAAGGTCAAGCAGCCTCAGAACAATTAGCCCAAGCTGGAAATACCAGACAAAGAGAACAAAATCGCCAAGCAACCGCCCCAGATAATTCAGGAGAAGGCAGAAATGCAAAAGGCGATGGCAGACAGGTTGACTAACTCTACTCAACTGTTATTTGCCTTTTTATCTATAAGTAGATAAAATTAAGCATATGAATATTGAAAAGTCTTTATGGACTAGCCATGGCAACGACATTAACTTGTCTGTACCTTTCACTAAAGTTAACCGTGAAAAGAGAACTGTATCTGGTTTTGCAACACTTGACAATGTTGATCAAACAGGCGATGTTGTAACGGCAGAAGCAAGCGTAAAAGCATTTGAAAGTTTCCGTGGAAACATTCGTGAGATGCACGGATCACTTGCAGTTGGAAAAATGGTTTCTTTTAAGCCAGAAACTTTTTATGACCCAACAACTAAAGAATTTTATAATGGCGTTTACGTAACAGCATATATTTCAAAAGGCGCACAGGATAGCTGGGAAAAAGTTCTTGACGGAACTCTTTCAGGATTCTCAATCGGCGGAAAGATTAAAGAATCAGATAATGAAGTTAATAAAGCTACAGGTAAGACTGTAAGATTTATTAAAGATTACGAATTGATGGAACTATCAATTGTAGATTCACCAGCAAATGAGCTATGTAACATTCTTTCTATTCAGAAAGTAAATGGACAATACATTGCAAAAGGTATAGCAGTAGATGTTGTAACCGAAAATATTTTTTACTGTGAAGACAGTAACTCTGTTTTTATCTCAACAGAGAAGACATATGACTCACCAGTATCTGGTAAGCCAGCACAACTAATTGGTTGGGTTGAGAGTTCAGATGTTAATAAAGCAAAAGAGATTGATAAGATTCTTGATGCATACAAGCATTCAAGATTTACGTTGCCTGATACACAAAAAATTGCAAAACAGGCAAACGCAGAAGGAGGTAATGAAATGTCAGAAAACACAGAAAACGTAGTTGCTGAAGATGTTGCAGTTGATGCACCAGTTGAAGTAGCCGTTGAAGAGACAGCAGTTGTTGCAGAAGATGCAGCACCAGTTGAGGCTCCTGCAGAAGCAGTAGCAGAAGACGTTCCTGCCGAAACTCTGGAAAAAGCAGCCGAAGTATCAGAAGATAAGGTTGATGAACCTGATTTTGCAAAGATGTTAGGCGATCTAAAAGGCTTTTTCTCAGAAACTTTAAACAAGGCATCTGAAGCAAATGCAGCACAAGTTACAACAATCCAAGAGACTGTTGAATCTTTCAGCAAGAGCGTAGATGCTAGAATTTCAGAGTTGGCAGAACAACACACAGTACTTTCAAGTGCTGTAAATGATATCAAGAGCACGATTGATGGTGTACAAAAGCGTGTCGATGCAGTAGAATCAGAGACTGCAATCAAGAAGTCTTCAGATCTTGGCCGATCAGAAGAAGTAACAATCAAAAAATCTAAATGGAACGGTTCTTTCCTCGGTTCCGT